CCGCGTAAATTCAAATGGATTTGGTGGGGCATGATACAATCTAGTCTTGTAATAGCATCTATTAATAATGCTTATGCTATTAATAATAATGATATAGAGAAAGAAAAATATAAATTATATTCTCATATCAAACTAACCAACAGTAGGCAATACCTATGCTTAGAGAAGCTTTGGCATTTAGAGTCACGATGGAATCCATTAGCTGATAACAAACACAGTACAGCTTATGGAATACCACAGCTATTAAAGCTAAAGACTAAAGACCCTTATAAGCAAATAGATGCAGGCCTTATCTATATTGCTAAACGTTATGGCACACCATGCAAGGCGTTGGCGTTTCATCTAAAGACTGGTCACTATTAATGGCTAAGCGAGGTGACCCACGTCTATCAGGTAAGTACCGGGCGATACGGGTACGGGTACTACATCGAGATAACTACGTCTGCTATTACTGCGGTGGTGATGCCAACCAAGTAGATCATGTTGTGCCTATTGCTAAAATGGGTGATCCTATGGACATGGACAATATGGTCGCAGCTTGTAAACGGTGCAACGTAGCCAAGGGCGATCGATCTCAGGGCGTTTTTTTAGCCAAAGCGGCTACCCCCCCTGCCTTTTCTGGAAGTTTCTCCCCGATCACCCAGGTTACGGTTCAAACAGGCCCATGTTTAGGCCAACCAACCCAAGGCCAGACAGGATGACTACAAAAGTTAAACCGCTACGTCGGGGGCTAGTGAAGCCACGGCTGCACAGCCCACTACTTAAAGGTAAATCTCGCATCGATGAGGTTTCTGATCTTGCCGACAAAATCGGCTACCCGTTATTACCCTGGCAACGGTTCGTACTTGAGGATATGTTGCGAGTAGATGCAGCTGGTGCGTTCGTTCGCAAAACAAACTTAGTTTTATGCGCCCGACAGAACGGCAAAACCCACCTTGCCCGTATGCGTATCTTGGCTGGCATGTTTTTATTCGATGAAAAGAAAATACTCATAATGTCATCTAATCGAGGCATGGCACTTAGCACTTTTCGCGAAGTGGCTTACGCCATCGAAGGATGCCCGGAACTCAAAGCCTTAGTTAAGGCGATCCGCTATGCCAACGGTACTGAGTCGATCGAGCTGCTAAATGGCTCACGGCTAGATGTTGTAGCTGCTACCCGAGATGGATCGCGTGGCCGTACCGCGGATCTGCTATTTATCGATGAGGTTCGTGAGATCACCGAGGAAGGCTACGCAGCTGCGCTACCGACTACACGCGCACGAGCTAATGCCCAAACCCTAATGTGCAGCAATAGTGGCGATGCCTTTAGTACGGTACTTAATTCGCTGCGTGAACGCGCCCTATCCAACCCATCTAAGACTTTCGGCTTTTACGAGTACAGCGCGCCACAGTTTGCCAAGATAACCGACCGCCAAGGCTGGATAGCGGCTAACCCAGCACTCGGCCACACCATCACCATGGAGTCGATCGAGGAAGCCCTTAACACCCAATCGGTCGAGCAATTTCGTACCGAAACCCTTTGCCAATGGATCGATAGCCTGCAATCGCCTTGGCCTTATGGATCGATCGAGGCAACCAGTGATAACAGCCTTAAAATGTCCCCGGGGCCACTTACAGTATTTGCCTTTGACGTATCCCCTAGCCGTAGAGATGCCAGCCTAGTTATGGGGCAGCTGCTACCCGATGGCCGCGTAGGTGTTGCCGTATTGGAAACCTACAATAACCAGGTAGCCGTAGATGAGCTAAAGATCGCAGCTAGTATTAAAGGCTGGTGCGATCTCTACTATCCGCGCACCGTTTGCTTTGATAAATACACTACTGCCAGCATCGCCAAGCGGTTAGAACTATCAGGCGTTGCAGTTCGTGACGTATCGGGTGCGGAATTCTATACAGCCTGTAGCGATCTACACGATGCCCTTAGTAATGGCCGTTTGGCTCATAGTGGCCAAGAATTGCTAGTGCAGCATATGAATAACAGCGCAGCCAAGATCAATGATTCAGCATGGAGAATTGTGCGCCGTAAGTCTGCTGGCCCTGTAGATATTGCTATCGGCCTTGCGATGGTCATACATATCCTTGCCCAGCCCGTACAGGAAGCCAAGATATACGCCTAGCGACACGCCGAACACAATCGGTAATATGCTTGACATTTTGAGAAAATCCCACTTATGGGATTACTGGAAACTTTAGGCTTTAAGGGTAAGGCAGAAGTAACTGCCCAGTATGCCCCTGCCATCATGGACAGTACCTACGGTGCTGGCATGTACAGCTATAACAGCGGCCTATCGAATTACGGTTATGGCGTTGCGATGGATCGCAATATTGCGCTGCAAGTACCTAGCGTTAGCCGTTGCCGTAACTTAATTGCGGGAGTTATATCCAGTATCGATCTAGGTTTATATAAAAAATCTACAGGTAAAAAATTAGAATCCCCGGTATGGCTAGATCAACCTGATATACGCCAACCGCTTAGCGTAACTATTGCTTATACAGTAGATGCACTTTTATTTTATGGCGTTTCATATTGGCGCGTTACATCACTTTACGCCGATGATAATCGCCCATCAGGTTTTGAATTTGTACCAAATACACGCGTTACCGTAACTACAAATAAGTACGGCGATGAAGTTCAATACTATGCAGTCAATGGCGTACAAGTACCTATGGATGGTATTGGTTCGCTTGTAACTTTCCAATCATTACTGCCTGGAGTATTACAAACTGGCGGCCGTACTATTCAAGCGGCGTTAGATATTCAAAAGGCTGCAGCAGTTGCAGCTGCTACGCCAATGGCCACTACAATTTTGAAAAATACAGGTGCAGATTTACCAGAGGCGCAAGTACAAGGTTTATTAGCTGCATGGAAATCGGCTAGACAAAATCGCAGTACCGCATATTTAACTAGCACTTTAGAAGCGCAAAATATTGGCTTTAGCCCTAAAGATATGACCTATAACGAAAGTAGCCAATACCTTGCTACTGAAATAGCGCGTTTAATGAACGTGCCTGCATATTACATTTCTGCAGATATGAATAACAGCATGACATACCAAAATATATTAGACGGTCGCAAAGAATTCGTAGCGTACTCATTACAGCCATTTATTAGCGCGATTGAAAACCGTTTAAGCATGGATGATCTAACTGCTCACGGCAATCGTGTTCGTTTTGCTGTAGATGAAACTTTCTTACGCGCAGACACTATGGCGCGTTTAGATGCAATCGAAAAGATGTTAAACCTTGGCTTGATCGATGTATCGCAAGCGCAGGAGATGGAACAGCTAACGCCAAATGGATCAGGAGATACAGTAAATGTTGCACCTAACGTTTAGTAATTCAATCGAGGCGGCCGATACAGATCGCCGCGTTATTTCTGGAAAGATTGCGCCATATAACGAGGTAGGTTTTACATCTGCTGGCCCAGTTGTATTTGAACGCGGATCTATTGCAATTCCAGATGCATCGAAAATTAAATTGCTAATGCAGCATGACAGCACAAAGCCAGTAGGTCGCGCTATGAACTTTAGCGATGCCACCGATGGCATTTATGCATCTTTCAAAATTTCAGGCAGCACCCGGGGACAGGATGCGCTTGTACTTGCTCAGGAAAACCTCGTAAGTGGCTTATCCGTAGGTGTGGATGTATCCGCATCTAAGCCAATGAAGGGATACCTGTTAGTTACTGCTGCTGTCCTGAAAGAGGTAAGCCTTGTAGAAACGGCTGCCTTTGATTCGGCAGCTGTAACTGATATTGCTGCTGCACGTGCCGAACTAGAAGCAGCGACTAGCACCAAAGAAAAAACAACAACGATAAACACGACGATCGTGGAGATCGAAACCGAAACCGAAAATGAAAGCGAGGAAGCTGTGACTACAGCCCCTATTGATACCCCGGATGTACCGGCAGAAAAACCAGTCGAGGCTGCACCAGTTGAAGCATCTCGCCCAATTATTCGCCCATCCGTTTTAGACAGCCAAACAGTTCGTACACCGATTACATCGATGGCGAAGTACACAGAACACAAGATCAAGGCCGCCATGGGTGACCGCGATTCAATTCTGTACGTAACAGCTGCAGATGATTCGTTCACTACTAACCCTGCATTTAACCCAACACAGTACCTATCTGAGTTCGTGTCTAACACAAACTTTGATACACCAATGATCAACGCACTATCACAAGGCGTTTTGCCAAATAGCGGTATGACTATTTCTATCCCGTCATTGGTCACATCCGCAGGCGGCCAAAATGGCGTAGCACCTGTAGTAACAGTTGAAGCTGAGGCAGGCGCAGTACAAAACACAGGTATGGTTACCGAATACCTAACAGGTACAGTTAAAAAGTATTCAGGTATGAACACACTAAGCGTTGAACTGCTAGAACGTTCAGACCCAAATTTCTATGCTGAACTAACAAACCAATTGCAGCGCGCATACTCACTTGCTACCGATGCTGCAGTAATCGCAGACGTAGTAGCAGGCGGCGTACAAGGTACTGCAGTAGCAGCTACATCTGCTGGCATCATCTCTTACGTTTCAACAGAGTCAGCAAACGTTTACAAGAACACAAGCTACTTTGCTAAGAACTATGTAGCTGGCCCTTCACAATGGTCACTACTAATGGGTGCTACAGATTCAACAGGTCGCCCAATTTACAATGCGGCGCAGCCAATGAACTCAGGCGGCCTATCAACACCTACATCTATCCGCGGCAACGTACTTGGCCTCGATCTATATGTAGATCACCAGATGGTTTCAACAACGATTGACGATTCAGCGTTCATCGTTGCACCAGAAGCTATGACCGTTTACCGCAGCCCACAGGCTTACATGTCAGTAAACGTAGTTTCAAATCTACAAATTCAGATCGCGATCTACGGCTTTATGGCAACAATCGTAAAGATGCCTAAGGGTCTAGTTCGTTACAACCTAACCTGATCAATAACCCTAATAGTCGGTAGGGCATTAGCCCTTTGCCCTACCGACCCCTACTAAGTAAGGAGTACCGAGATGGCAGCAAGTTACGTCACCGTAGCCGAACTACGTACCAATCTTGGTATCGGTACTCTTTACTCAGATAGTACGGTCGAGGAAGTTTGCCAATCTGCTCAGGATCAAATTAACAGTTTCCTTTGGTTTGATTCTGCGCCAGTCGTGGGGACTGCATTGGTAAATAACGTTGCAACCGTAATGATCGCCAACCCCGGCATTTTTACAACGACGGAATCGGTAACTATTGCCGGGGCTGGATCAACCTTTAACGGCACTTACACAATTACAGGCACTATCCCATTTTCAACAGGTACATCTAATATCTTGCCTGCGTTTAATCTGCAGCTAAACTATTTCCAATACCCACAGGGTTATAGTTTTATCCAGTATGCCAAGGTTGCAGCTAATCAGAATTTCCGCCGTGTATTGCCTTATGGCACTGCAACAGGCGAGGATACAAAGACAGCCACCTACGTCAATACCGCAAGCGTTCGCGAAGCTGCGATGATCTTGGCCGTTGATATTTGGCAGGCCAGGCAGGTCAGTCAAACCGGGGGCGTAGGCTTAGACGGATTTAGTCCTAGCCCTTATCGCATGGGCAACAGCATGATAGGCAAAATACGCGGCCTGCTGGCCCCGTACATGAACCCGAATAGCATGGTGGGGTAAATGCCTACCGCTGCAATTACCACGCTGCGTAGCACCATCGCAACGGCTTTAACCAATAACGGCGTATGGTCGGTATTCGCTTACCCACCTGCAACCATCCTGGCTAACAGCTGCGTAGTAATCCCAGCCGATCCATACCTAACGCCTAGCAATAATAGTTATATAACTATCTCGCCTATGGCTAATTTTAAGATTCTGCTAACTGTGCCAATGTTCGATAACCAGGGCAACCTGCAGGGCATCGAGGATTTTATCGTTGCAGCCTATACAAAACTAGCTGCATCCAATCTTGTATTTAATATAACCAGCGTTAGCGCGCCTGGCGTATTAAATGCTGATAGCGGTGACTTGCTTACTGCCGAATTTAATATATCCATACTAACGAGCTGGAGTTAAACCATGTCATACACAGATGAGGATATTGCCTTCTTAATTAAGATCGGGCAGATCACAGAAGCACCAAAAGAAACAAAAACCAAAGCACCTGCAACCGAGAAAACAGAGGAATAAGTAAATGGCCGTATATTTAAGCAACACAGTTCAGGTTACGCTGAATAGCATCGCCCTAACAGATCATGTTACTAGCGCAACTATCAACCGCGTATTTGATGAACTCGAAGTAACTGCTATGGGCGATACAGCTCATAAGTTCGTAAAAGGTCTAGAGGCCAGCACAATTACTTTAGATTTCCTAAGCGACACAGCTGCAGCAAACGTAAACGCAACCCTGCAATCTGCTTGGGGTACAACAGTACCTATCACGCTAAAGCAGACAAGCGCAGCAGTATCAGCTACTAATCCGCAATACGCGACAACAATCTTGGTAAATAACACTACCGATATTAACGGCGCAGTAGGCGATATTGCTACACAATCAATTACATTTACTTGTAATTCACCAATCGTAATTACTACCGCACCATAATAAACAGAATAGGGGCTAACAAATGGCTAAGTTAAAGATCACAAAGGCTGATGGTTCAATATCTGATCACCAGATAACACCATCGATCGAGTACGCGTTCGAGTTATATGCTAAAAAAGGTTTTCATAAAGCCTTTAGAGATGACGAGAAGCAGTCAGATGTTTATTGGTTGGCGTGGGAGTGTTTAAGAGCTGCAGGCGAAACCGTGCCAATGTTCGGTGCACCGTTCTTAGCAACACTTAAAAAGGTTGAGGTTCTGGATGATGACCCGGAACTATAGGGCGTGACTCGTTTACTTACTTGATCGCACGGATCAGTTTGGAAACGGGTATCGCGCCCAATGATTTACTAGCACTAGATAGCAGGATGTTTAAGACTTTATTGCAGGCGATGAAAGATCGAAACAAGGAGATGCGAGATGCCAGCACAGGTAGTAGGCGGAATCGCACTTCGTAAAGCCCTAAAGAAATTTACGCCCGATCTAGCTAAAGATACGCAAAAAGAAATGGCTAGTTTGCTAAAACCTATTGTGTCCAAGGCTCGTGGATTTATTCCATCGCAAGCCCCGTTATCGGGCTGGGCTAAAGCATCTGGTAATGGCAAGTTTCCAGTATGGGATGGCAGAGGTGCTAAAGGCGGCGTTGGTTACAAAACTACACCTAGTAGAGTAAACCGATCAGGCTTTAGATCACTAGCTCGTATTCAAAATGCATCCGCATCGGGTGCTATTTATGAAACTGCTGGCCGTGTACATGTTAATGGCCGTGAACAAGCAAAAATGCGTGAGGTTGTAATCCCTACTTATCGCCGCGATACCGGGGCTGGCGAATATCGTTACATGACAAGCACTAATAAAAAATACGGCAAGAGCAATAACCCAGAGGCTGGTTATCTATTCGTGCAATCTATGAACCAGTACAGCAAGATCGTAGATGCTAATAATCAAACAGGCGCAGGCCGTAGATCCCGAAAGATGAAAGGCCGTGCAATATTTAGAGCATGGTCAGAGGATGGCGGCAAGACTAACGCAGCTATTCTAAAGGCTATTGAAGTATCTAGAGATAAGTTTAATCGGGCTGTGGGGTATAACTAATGGCCGTTGATCCATCAGTAAGAATTGATATAGCTGCCGAATTTACTGGCAGAAAAGCATTTAAACAGGCAGACACATCTACAGCCCAGTTATCTAAAAACGTAAAGAATTTAGCCAAGACTTTTGGAGTCGCATTTAGCACAGCTAAAGTATTGGCATATGCCAAGGCATCGGTAAAGGCTGCCGCTGAGGATCAAAAGGCTCAACAGCAATTAGCCCTAGCACTTAAAAACGTAGGCTTAGGTCGAGATGCTGCAACCGCTGAAGGTTACATCCAGCGCATTGAAAAAGAGTTTGGCATAGTCGATGACAAGCTGCGCCCAGCCTATACAAAGTTAGCAATAGCCACACGCGATACAGCTGAAACTGAACGCTTAATGGGTATCGCGATGGATATAAGCGCGAATAGTGGCAAAGATTTAGAGTCAGTTACAGCTGCGCTATCACGGGCGTACCTAGGCAATAACACATCATTAAGCAAGTTAGGCATAGGCATATCTAAAGCCGATCTAAAAACTAAATCTTTTAAAGAGATAACAGATCAGTTAGCCGTAACCTTTGCAGGTGCTGCTAAGACATCCGCGGATTCTTTTGCTGGATCTATGGACAAACTGGCTATTGCATCTAATAATGCTAAAGAGATTATCGGTACAAGCCTTATAAATGCCCTGCAATCTTTGGGCGAGGATGACAGCATATCTACCCTTGGCGCGGATATTGAAGGCGCAGCTACATCCCTGGCTAACTTCGTTGATTCGATCGTGTATTTAAAAGAGCAAGTCAAATCCATACCGGGTGCTGGCATTTTCGGTTATTTATTTAGCGGTGTAACTGATCTGCTAGGCAGATTTAGCCCACAGCGTTTAGCCGAATTGATTAAAGAAATTAAAGGTTTTCAAGGCATGGGTAACGTTGCCATGACTGGCGGCTCAAATATGGATACCCAGAAATTTGAAGCAGATCAAAAGAAAGCTGCTGCCGCTAAAATTGCAGCCGATAAAAAAGCCGCAGCTAATAAGATTAAAGCCGATAAAATGGCCGCAGCTAATGCAGCCAAACTTGCTAAAGCCGCTGCTGTCTTTGAAATACAAAAGATTCAGATAGCCGCTGCGCTAAAGGGCAAGATTAGCGAGGAAGAAAAGACTCGCTTATTGCTCATGCAGGCTATTGAGGATGGCAACGCAGATAAAGCCGAAACTTTGCAAAAGAAATTAGAGGAGATTCAAAAGCAAAATGCCAAGATCGCTGCCGATCTTTTAGCAATAGGTCAGGCTAAAGACCCGTTTGCTACATGGGCAGGCAGTTTAGCTTTAGCAGTAGCGCAACTTAGTAAACTAGGCACAGGCTTAGTCGGGATCCCTGGAGTTACTTACAACCCTGCTCAAAGCAAAGATCGTAACTATGATGATGCACTAGCCGCTGCTGCTGCCGCAAAAGCAGCAGCCGACAAAGCAGCAGCAGACAAAGCCGCCGCCGAAGCTGCCGCTGGTGGTAATGGTGGTGCTGGTACTGGTGGTGGTGGCACAAGTATTTTTGCAGAAGATGACACCATTGATGAGATTTTAAGCAAAGTAGAAAATGCCGCCGCTGATGCCGCCGCCGCCGCAGAATCTGCTGCTGCAGATGTAGCAGAAACGCAAGTTACTGTAGATGCTTTAGCTGCATCTGTTACAAATGGTTCTGCCATGGCGGGAGTTAATTTTAATCCTAGCCAAAGCAGAGATCGCAACTTTGATGCTGGCTACAGTAATGCCCCTACTATTATCGTTAATAATACTGGCTCAGTAATTATGCAGGATGAGTTTATTGATGCTATTAACAATGGATTATTAGCAGCTGCTAAATCTGGCTACAGCCGAACACCAGCAGGGTTTTTAATTACATGACAGTCCCAACGATTAACGCAATTATTAACTTTTCTACTGGCCCTAGTTTTGCCCAGGCTTTTATTATCGGCGAAGGCATATTCGGTACTAACGTATTGGCAGACTCAGCTGCAGTTATCGTTGATGTTAGTAACGTAGTAGATAGCGTAAGCATTAAGCGCGGCCGCAATCCGCAGGTAGATGAGTTCCAGACTGGCACAATGACTTTACGCATCGTGGATCAAAACGGCGATTTCAACCCACAAAACCCGAGCAGCCCTTACTTTGGCCTACTCGATCCAATGCGCAAAGTATCTATTTCGGCTACATCGGTAGGCGTTACCTATCCCATGTTCTCAGGGTTTATTACCAGCTATACAACTAGCACCCCGTTAAACGCAAACGATGTTGTATATACAACTATCCAAGCCGTAGATGCTCAACGACTAGCGCAAAATGCCCAGATCGCTACCGTTACAGGTGCAACTGCAGGCGATCTAAGTGGCACAAGAATTAACCAAATCTTAGACATGATCTCATGGCCAGAATCTATGCGTGATGTTGATGCAGGTTTAACTACTATGCAGGCAGACCCCGGTACTGCCCGTACATCGCTAGCCGCATTACAAACTGTTACAAATAGTGAGTATGGCGCGTTCTACGTCGATGCCACGGGATCGTTCGTATTTCAAGATCGCACCGTTACTACTGCGAGCATAGGCGGTACGCCTACCGTGTTTAACGATAACGGCACAGATATTGGTTATGCAAATGCCCTATGGCGTTTAGATGACACCCTTGTATTTAACCAGGCTAACGTGACCCGAACAGGTGGCACAGTTCAAAATGCTACTAACGCAGCTAGTGTTGAAAAGTATTTTGCCCATACTTACAATATCCAGAATTTACTTATGCAGACCGATGCAGTCGCGCTGGACTATGCCCGTGCCTACGTTGCAAGCCGTGCCGAAACTAGCGTTAGGTGCGATGCAATCGAGTTAGACCTTTACACAGATAACTACGCCAATGGCATATTAGCTGCGCTTGATCTAGATTTCTTTGATCCTGTAACGATCACGACAAACCAGCCCGGTAGTTCGACACTGACAAAAACACTTCAAGTATTCGGCGTAGCGCATACAGTCACACCGAATAAGTGGCGCACCGTGTTTACCACGCTTGAACCCGTGATCGATGGGTTTATCATAGGTAATAGTAATTATGGAGTTTTAGGACAAAATGTTTTATCTTACTAAAAGGAGTAAATAATGGCAACAGGATTTCCAGCAGTAACGGGTGATGTACTCACTAGCGGCATGT